CCCGCGCGGCCGACTGGTCATGCTCTCCGGACCACCAGGCATCAGCAAAACCACCCTCGTCATCGCCATCTCCATAGCCCTCGCCTCCGGCCAAGCCTGGGGCGGCTTCATCGAAGAAGACACACCACGCCGCGTCCTCCTCGTCGTGATCGAAGACGACATCGACGAAATCCGACGCCGCGCACACGCCCTCATCCCAATGATCGCCGACCACCCTCGCCTCCGCGCACTGGTCGCGAAGAACTTCCGCGTCGTGGACGCCAGCAGCATCGCCCCCCTGCTCGAAGTTACCCGCGACGGCCTCTGCACGCCCACCCCAGGCTTCCGCGACCTCGAAGCCACCGTCGACGCATTCAAGCCCGACCTGGCCTGGCTCGACCCACTCATCGAGCTGCACACCGCCGACGAAAACAGCAACGCCGCCATGCGCGCCGTGTCGCACTCATTCCGCCGCCTCGCAGCCCAATACGACTGCACCATCGGCATGATCCACCACGAAACGAAGAGCGGCGAAGGCACGGCACTCCAACGCCTCCGCGGCGCAGGCGCCCTCGGCGGCGCCATCCGCACACTCTGGTCCCTACGCCCCATGACCCCAGAAGAAGCTCAGGAGTTCCAGATCGCCGACGACCTCCGCGACCTCCACTTCCGCCTCGAGGTCGGCAAGCAGCAATACGCCCGCCGCTCCGGCAACCTCTGGTTCGTCTCCGAAGACGTGGAACTCGCCAACGGCGATCGCACGCACCGCGTCACCCCATGGGCACCGCCCAGCGCACACATCACCCCAGAGGCAATGACCGCCGCCATCACCGCCATCCGGAACGGACGCGGCGGCGCACCATTGTCAGGCAGCAACGCCTCAGACGGATGCTACCGGCGAGCCTTCTCCGACGTCAGCATCCCACGCAGCCTCCACGCCAAGCTGCTTGACCACCTCATCTCCACCGGCACCGCCAGATACCGCTCCTGGCGCGACCCAGAAGACCGCAAAATCCGACGCCGACTGTGGACCGAAGGCTCCGCTTTCAACGGCTGGATCGACCCCGAGACGAGCGCGCCATAGACATGCGGAAAACCCCATTCCTATGGCGCGTTCTATGGCGCGCTATGGCGCACTGGGGGTGCGCCATAGAAGGGGGGCGCCATAGATAAAAGTCTATGGCGCACCCCCCTTCTAGGGCGACACCACCCCCGAGCGTCTATGGCGCGGTAGGACAGAAAGACTGACCAAAATGGACCTCTTCGACCACGCCGCCAAAAAAGCCCGCCACGACGCCCTCGCCACCCTCGACGCATGGCTCGCCGCCACCGACCCACAAACCGGCTACCTCCGGCCAGGCGACCCAGGCTACTGGCCCCCACCAGTCCGCATCGCCGACGCCCTGCCACCACGCCCAGAACGCATCAACACCTCATCCCGCCCGCACAACAGACCACCACGCCGCACAAAGCGCACACGCCATGGCCACCCGACGTAAGCGACAGCAAGCCGCCCCCATCACGCAGCCCGACCTCGCCCAACCGTCAAAATGGCGGCTGCAGCATGGCGAGTTCGCCGACCCCGTGCGCCTACCCGACCCCGAGACTGGCACCCCAGTCGCCCTCCGCCGCGCACTGACCCTGCTCGACCGCATGGTGCAAGCCGGGACCATCTCGCCAGCAATGCGACAGGCCGGAGACGACTTCCACCGCTCGTTCCGCCTCGCCGCCCTCGACGCCTTGCGCCCAGCTCCCCTGATCCGCATGCCCAGGGGCACCGGCGACACCATGACCGAGCGCGTAGAAGCCGCACGCCGACGTGTCGCCGCCGCCATGGCCGCCCTCGGAGGCCAAGACAGCCCTGCCGGATCGTGCATCTGGCACGTAATCGGTTGCGAGACGTCGATCCGAGAGTGGGCGACACGCTACACCTGGAACGGCCGCCGCATGGGGCACAGCCAAGCCCAGGGCGTCCTGGTGTCGGCGCTGGGCGTGCTCGCAGCGCACTACGGCCTGGTTCCAAGGCCGAAGAAAAAGGCTTGACTTGGAATCCAACCGCCGCATTATCCTGCCACAGTGCCGCAGTGTCGGCGCGGCGCGGGTCCTTCCTAAGCCGGCCGTATGCGGGGAGCGGAAGCGCCCCACCTCGCTAGCGGCAGGCCTGATTTTCCTGTTGCCAGTTTGCCACACCCCGCCGCGCCCTTAGGAAGGGCGTAGGCGGCGTTTTGGCCTAGGGGCGGTAGAAGTAGGCGGCAGCACCGCAAAGCCGTTTGGCGGCCTTCCTGGCGGCTTCTGGCGTGGCGTTGTGGCGTGACCCGGAGGTCTGATTAGACAACATGTCGCGGATGGTCAGTGACGGAGCTGGGTTGTCCGGCCCTGTCTCGGTGTCCGTTTTTGCCCGCGCCGTGGGTGTCACGCGCCAGGCTGTGTATGCCGCCATCCGGTCGGGGCGCATTACGCAGCGCGAGGACGGGCGAATCGACTTTGAGCAGGGGGTGCGCGATTGGCACCAGAACCGGCGCGGTCCGAGCCCCCGTGGTGCAGCCATGACGGCTCCTACCGATGTCTTGGCGGAGACGTCTGGTGATCTGCCGGTGTCGCGGCTGCAACAGGTTGAGCTCGCCCTCAAGGTTGAGGAGCGCAAGGTTCGGCTTGAAGCGGCAAAGGGAAAGCTGATTGACCGCGCGAAGGCAAGGTTGCTGGTCCGTAGGCTTGCCCAGGAGGAACGCGACGCCATTCTGAACTGGCCGGCGCGAGTTGCGTCTGTGCTGGCATCTGAGCTGGAGGTTGACGCGCATCGGCTGCAACTGCTGTTGGACAAGCATTTGCGCGCGCACTTGGCGGCCCGTGCGGAATCGGACGTGGAGCTGTGAGCGTCGGGGAGGACTTCGCCGGGGCTAAGGCGATTATTGCGGCGTGGCGCGATGGCATCCGGCCGGAGCCGCTTTACACCGTCTCGGAATGGGCCGACCGGCATCGCATCCTTGGCAGTCGCGGCTCGGCCGAGCCAGGGCCCTGGCGGACGTCGCGCACGCCCTATCTGCGCGAGATCATGGACGCGCTGTCGCCGTCCCATCCGGCGCGGCGCGTGGTGTTCATGAAGGGCGCGCAGGTCGGCGGCACGGAATGCGGCAACAACTGGATCGGCTATGTCATTCACCACGCGCCGGGGCCGATGCTTGCGGTGCAGCCGACGACGGAACTGGCCAAGCGGTTCTCCGATCAGCGCATCGACCCGCTGGTGGAGGACACGCCAGCGATCCGCGAACGGGTGGCGCCGGCGCGCAGCAGGGATTCGGGCAACCGCCAGCTCTCGAAGGAGTTCCCCGGCGGCCAGCTGGTGATGACGGGCGCGAATAGCGCCGTCGGGTTGCGCTCCATGTCGGCGCGGTTCCTGTTCCTCGACGAAATCGACGCCTACCCCGGCGACGTCGAGGGCGAGGGTGATCCGATCGCGCTGGCCGAGGCGCGGGCGCGGACCTTTGGCTGGCGGCGCAAGGTGTTCCTCGTCAGCACGCCGACGATTGCTGGCCTGTCGCGGATCGAGCGGGAGTATCTGGCGACCGATCAGCGGCGCTACTTCGTCCCCTGCCCGCATTGCGGCCACTACCAGCACCTCCGCTTTGAGAGGCTGGTCTGGGACAAGGGCCAGCCCGAGACGGCGCGCTATCTCTGCGAGGCCTGCGACGCCCCGATCGGCGAGCAGCACAAGGCGGCGATGCTGGCCGCGGGCGAGTGGCGGCCAACGGCCACGGCCACGGACCCGCACGCGATCGGCTTTCACATCTCCGCGCTCTACTCGCCGCCGGGCTGGATGCCCTGGTCCGAGATCGCGCGGCTCTGGATCGCCGCGCAGGGCGATGACCGGGCGATCAAGACGTTCAAGAACACCGTCCTCGGCGAGACCTGGCAGGAGAGTGGCGAGGCGCCGGATTGGCAGCGGCTCTATGATCGCCGGGAGCATTGGGAGCCCGGCACGGTGCCGATGGGCGGGCTGCTGCTGACGGCGGGCGTGGACGTGCAGCGCGACCGCCTTGAGGCTTCGATCTGGGCTTGGGGGCAGGATCGGCAGTCCTGGCTGATCGAGCATCGTGTGATCGCCGGCAACCCCTTCGAGACGGCGGTGTGGGAGGAGTTGCGGCTGCTGCTTGACGACACTTGGCAGCACGCCAGCGGGCACCGCCTGCCCATCGCCATGGCGGCGATCGACAGCGGCGACGGCATGACGACGGCGGAGGTCTATGCCTTCGTGCGGCGCATGGGATCGAGCCGTGCCATTGCCGTGAAGGGCCAGGATGGGTTGCGTGCTGCCATCGGCCAGCCGGCGGCGACGGAGGTCAGGCGCAACGGGCGCAAGCTCGGCGGGCTCAAGGTGTGGCCGGTGGGATCATCCTTCCTCAAGGGCGAGACCTATGGGTGGCTGAAGCTGGATCGGCCGACCGAGGAAAGCGGCGATCCGTTTCCGGCGGGCTATGTCCATCTGCCGGTCCATGCGGCGGGTGAGGAGTTCTGCCGACAGCTCACGGCGGAGCAGTTGGTGGCGCGGGTGGGCCGCAATGGCTTCCGACGGCTGGAATGGGTGAAGACCCGCGAGAGGAATGAGGCGTTGGACTGCCGCGTCTATGCGCGCGCGGCGGCGGCGCTGCTTGGTGTGGACCGCTGGTCTGCCGCGCGTTGGCAGGATTTGGCCGCGGCGATGGCCGCCCCAAGCGCGTTGGTGGCGCCGCACTCGTCGGCGGGCGGCGATCTTGACGCCGAGATGGGGGACGCGGCTGAGGCATCAAAGAGCGAGACCATGTCTCATGGGCCGCCGCCAGCGGTGCGGCCGCGGACGTGGGGCGTTGGGCTCGGCGCAGCGTGGTGAGGAGGGGGGGCATGGCATTTCCTGACACGCTGACATGGGCTCAGGCGCAAGCGTCTGGCACTGCCGCACGCACGCTATACGATGCCTATGCGACGGGCACGACGCGGGTGACCGTGGACGGGCGGACGGTGGAATACCGCTCGCTGGCGGACATTGAGCGTGCGCTTGTGGCGCTGCATGCGGCAAGCCTTCCTGCGACGTCGCGCCAGCCGCGCATGACGATTGCGTGTGTTGGCGCGCGCGACGGGGGCTGGTGAGCATGCCGTTTGTCTCGACTGCCGCTCGGATGCTGCTCGAGTTCCGGGGGCGGATTTTCGCGACGGCGTGCTTCCGGCGGGCGTCACGTTTTCGCGCGCGAGCGGCGGGACGTATTTCAACAGTAGCGGCACGCTGATCGAAGTGGCAACGAATGTCCCGCGCTTTGATCACGCGCTGAACGGTGCACCGCTTGGGCTGTTGATCGAGCCTAGCACGACAAATCTGGCACCGAACCCCCGTGGC